TGAGCCTCGGCGATCGCGTTCAACATGGCCTCGGCGCGCTCGAGGTCGGCCGCGAGCCCTGCAGCGTCGCCGATCGCCTCGTCTGCGACGTCGCCGAGCTCGGATTCGTCGAAGTCGTTCACGTTCTTATCGTCCACCTTGGGCGTGAGCGCGCACGCGAGGGCGGGCACCGTCATGCGCGTACCGTCCAGCGTCGCGACGACGCCGGGCTCGTCGGGCACGATCACGCTGTATTCCTCGGTCGGGGTTTCGACCGGCACCCACCAGGACGCGCCAAGGGCAGTGGTGTGCTCGACGTGATCGCCCAGGTTGACGCACGGATAGCCGATGCCGTCGACGGTGGTCCGCTCCTCGCATCCGTAGACGACCACGGCGCCCGGGGGAAGGTCGGCGGCGATCCCCGCGGCGATCACGTCCGCGTCCGACGCGCCCGGGGTTTCATTCTGGGAAGTAGCCTTCCCGAAAGCGTTCAGCACCCGCCGCGCCACGCGCATCGACGCCGGCGGGTCCCCGGCAGTCGCGCCCAGGGCGTACGTGACCGCCTCGACCGCGCGCCGGGTCGCGAAGTAGTACGTAGGGCCGACTCCGACACCGTCGCCGGCGACCGCGACGGCCGCGCGCGTGGCGTGCGCGGCCGCGTGGCCCGCCCATGCGGACGCCTCGTTGCCGTGGTCGTCGGCGTAGTTGTCGATCCTCGAGGCGGCCACGCGCGCGGCCGCCTTGTTCTCGGGCGTCGGTTCGGCCACGCAATACGCGGCCGCCTCGAGCGCGTCTGAGGCGAGGGCGTGCAGCTCGGGATTGACCGCGGCGAGCATCCGCAGTCCGGCGCCGGCGGCCGCGAGGGCCAGCGACACGTGCAACTCGGCGAGCTGTCCCGCGCTCCACCCGGTGAGCTGCCGTCCCGTCTCGGCGATACGTTCGCCGACCGCCCAGAGCCGGGCCTGGCAGGCGTCGCAGATGTCCGTAGTCGGACCGATCAGGCCCGCGGCCGCGGCGATCGCGTGGTCGTAGTGGTTGCACATGCGGTCGTTCAGCGTCCGGCCCAGGGCCGCGAGGACCGGGTCGATACTGCGGTGTGAGTCGTCAACCTTGCGGTCGACATTGAAGCCAACGGCTTCGACGAGACAGAACGGCCCGTACTCGTCGCGGGTTTGGAGGTGGCGGCCTTTGGTCAGGCGCGGCTTGAAAGTGAATTCCATGCGAGGACACTATCACAGGTTTCTAGAAACATGGATACCTAGATACTGTGGTATGTTGCCCGCATGGAAGATTCCGAGATCCCGGCCGAACTGATTCGGGTGGGGCTGGCAAGTGAAGCCGTCAAGCAGGCCAAATACAAACGGTGGGCCGCCGAGATGGAGGTGCACGGCTGGACTGTTCATCAGCCTAGTCCTCGTAAGATCCGCGCGCTAGCCCTGCAAGACGCCCGAAAGCGGTTCGAAAAGTCCATTTCGGACGCTGGGCGAGAGGCGGCACGATGAGCGGCTGGCGTTGGGCATGCGAGTGCGAGTGCGAGTGCTTGACCCTCGTCGAGTGGACCGAGCCGATCGGCACGGATGAGGTCGTCTGCGAAGCCTGCAAGAGCGGAAACCACACCTTCGACGACGTCCCCGAAGGGCAGGGAGGCGAGTGAATGTGATGGTCGTCGGTGCGGGCCTGTTCCTCGCGATCGCAGCAGTATCGGTGTTCTCCAGGTCGACACGGAAGTGGTTGCGGGCCGCGGCGTTCCTATGGGCCGCGGCCGTAGTCGTCCTGATAGTCCTGTCCCCGCTCCTGGCGACCTATTTGGGCCACCCATGAGCGGCTGCAGCTGCACCAACGGGTGCGAGGACTGCGCCCGCGATATGCGGGCCGCGATCGTCAAGGTCCGCCAGCTCCACCGCAAGGTTTGCCCGCGCGGCCTGGACATCTGCGAGGCGTGCACGTCCCTGGACATCCTGATGCAGTCCAAGGAGGGCCGCGGCCGCGCCGGCGTCGCCTATCCGTGCGCGACGATCCGCGTCCTCGACGCCGCGGGCGTCTAGAGCGCGACGAGGTCCGATGCCGGCGGCGGCAGCGTGCGCGCCAGGTGCACGGCGCCGGCGGCCGCGTACGCGCCATCGATCGGCGACGCTCCCTTGCGACCGAATACCCAAACGTCGCCGCGCCAGAGGCGTTGCGCGGCGCTGACGTGCTGGTCGAGCATGGCGTCGTTCGGGTGCACGACGTCGCCGCCGTCGACGGCATCGGCGAATCCCATGCACACCGGCGCCACGTCTCCCTTAATCTCCTCGATAGCGACCCGCCGCGGCGGCCAGCCACGGTGGCCACGGTCGGCCAGGTCCGCGGCGACCGCGGCCGCCGGCCCGGCCGGGAACCACCCGATCACGCGAGGTTTCAGGCGCGCGACCAGGCCCGGAAGATCGGAGCGGAGGGCCTTGGTACACCCGAAGCCGTCCCAGGCGGCCACGATCTCCAGGTGCACGCGCCCGTCCTCGAGGACCGCGGCGGCCGCGAGCGTCGCGTGCGTGCCGTCCAGGGCCACGTCCACACACAGCGCGACGCGCCGGCGGTGCCCGGCGAGGTCGACGGGCCGGTCCGTCCCGCGCGACTCCCAGGCGTCCGGGTCAATGGCCGGGTCGAGCAGGTGCACGCGCTGGCACATGACCTCGGTACGGAAACCGGCGAGCTCGGCGCCGCCGGCGGCCTTCGCGCGAAGTCCGGCGCCGAGCAGTGAATCCGGGTCGATCCGGTAGCCCAGGTTGGGGTTGGCCATGGCCAACGCGCCCAAGTCGGTAGGGTCCGCGCCCCTCGGCGCTGACCACTCGAAGAGTCCCAGGCGAGGGTCACCGCGGCCCGTCTCAATGAATTCCATGGCCGAGCCATGCAGGGAATCCAGGACTACGGACGTGTCGTCACCCTGGTTCGAGATCGCCACGGCCTGGCCGTCCGGGACGGCGTTCATTGCGTTTGTGGCCGCATTCCAGGCGTTCCAATGCGGGTGTTCCCGTAGCTCGTCCATCATCAGCCGGTGAACCGTGAGGGACCGGCCGGCGCGGCGGTTGGTGGCGGCGATCTTGTACTTCGACCCGGCGGCCGTCACTAGCTCCTCGGACCCCGCCGCGGACCATACGGGTTTGGGGCCGAGCTCGGCGGCGAGCATCGGGTGATCGGTCACGAATTCGCACAGCTCCCGCCAGACGGCTTTGGCGTAGTCGCGGTTGGTGGAGGTGCCCAAGATCAGCGGCACCTGCTCAATGAACATCCAATAGAGACTGAGGACCTTCGCGAGGTACGTCTTCCCGTTCTGACGGGCCACCAGGATGAGGACGACACGGAAGCGCGGCCGCCCGTCTGGCAGCAGCTCGCCCAGGTGGATCACGGCCCACTGTTCCCAAGGGTCGAGCGGCATTCCGATGTCCTCGGCGAAGCCGATCACGTCGAAGCCGAAACTCGTCTCAGGTGTTAGCTCCACCCGCGGCGGGGTCCAGATGCGCGGCGTTGTGCTTCCGAAGACCGCGTTCGCGGCGGCGCCGCTCCAGTTCAGTCTCGCCGACAGGTCCGCCACTGGTACCTCGCTTCAAAGTCGTGCGCGCCAGCGGTGTCATGCCCAGGGCGTCAAGGGCCGTGAGGTACTTGGAGCCCAGTTCTTTCAACGCCTCCGCGCCGCCGTCGTCGATCGCGTCCGCGTAGGCGATCGCCAGGGCCACCGCGGCCGTGTCCCGCTCGTCGGCCGGCGTCACCGCCAGGGCCGCGTCGAGCTTTTGTCTCAGCTCGCCCACATTCGTTACCGCCCCTCATAACGACGCGTACGCGCGTACTTGAATCAAGCGTTATCCCTGCTAGGGTATGTCCTATGAGGTTGCCGTGGCGTAGACGTGCGAGCAACGCGACGTTCTCCATTTCGGACCCGGCGCTTGCGGTGCTTATGGGCGCCGGCCCCTCGGACGCCGGCGTAGAGGTCACCGAGCATTCATCGCTGGGCGTCGCCGCCGTCTGGCGCGCGGTGTCCCTGATCGCCGGTTCGATCGCCGGCCTTCCGTTGCACACGATGCGCATGATCGACCCTGAACGGACACAGCAGGTCGCGAGCTTCCTCGACGAGCGGCCCGGCGGGCCGGCCTCGGACCTGACACCGTTCGAGTGGACGGAAACGATCCTGTTGCACGGGCTCTTGCACGGCAACGCCTACCTGGCGCACGTGTTCAACGGCGCCGGCGCCATCATCGGATTGGTTCCATTCCACCCCATGGCAGTGACGCCCGAGTGGGAGCGGACCGAGCAGAACCGGATCACCGGCCGCAAGCTCTTCCGCGTCACCACCGACGATGGCCAGCTGCGCACGTTCGACGAGAACACCATGACGCAGATCCCCGGCCTCTCCTCAGACGGACTGCGCGGGTACTCGCCGCTGTGGGTGGCGCGCAACTCGTTCGGCAAGTCCATCGCCGCGTCCCGCGCGGCCGCGCGCATGTTCTCCAACGGCGCCATGATCTCGGGCATGGTGACCGCTGACGAGGACATCGACGAGGACGAGGCCAAGACCATCAAAGCGGCGATCGACCGCAAGGTGTCGGGGTGGGAGAACGCCGGCGAGATTGCCGTGTTCAATCGCAAGCTGAAGTTCACGCCCTGGACGATGTCGGCCGCCGACGCCCAGTTCCTCGAGTCGCGCGTGTTCGAAGTCGAAGAGATCGCCAGGTGGTTCGGGCTCCTCCCGATTCACCTGTCGCAGACCGAGAAACAGACCTCGTGGGGCACCGGCGTCGCCGAGCAGCACCGCGGCCTGGCCCGGTTCACGTTCCAGCCCTGGACGACACGCATTGAACAACGCGTGTCTCGGGTCCTGTCGCGTCCGCGCTTCGTGCGCTACGACTACGGCCAGATGTTGCGACCGGCCCCCGAGCAAGAGATTCCCCTGATCATTCAGCAGGTGAGCGCCGGATTGATGACACCGAACGAGGGCCGCAAGAAGCTCGGGATGGACACGATCGAAGGCGGCGACGAGCTGCGCGCGCCGGCCGCGCCCGCGGCCGCGCCGGCGCCCGAACCCGAAGGGGCCCCCGCATGATCGACACCGCGAAACTCACAGCGCTGGCCTGTCACGCACAGGACCTGGCGCGCACTGCGAAGCGCGTGCGCGGCGCCGATCGTTCGCCGGCGGCGGCGGCGGGAACCTGGCGGATCACCAACGCCGACACCGACCGGGCCGAAGTATTCGTGTACGGCGCGATCGGCGACTGGTACGGCGACGTCAACGCCGCCGACTTCGTTAAGGCCCTCGCGGACATCACCGCGCCGGCGATTGACCTGCGCGTGAACTCGCCAGGCGGCCTCGTGTTCGATGCCGTCGCGATCTATACGGCCCTGCAAGAGCACTCGGCGCGCGTCGATGTCCGCATTGAAGGGATAGCCGCGAGCGCGGCGTCGTTCATCGCCCAGGCCGGCGACACGATCGCCATCGCGAAACCGGCGCGGATGATGATTCACGACGCCCAGGGATTCACTATGGGCGGCCCGGCCGAGCATCGGGAAATGCTCGAGCTCCTGGACGACCTCTCGGACATGATCGCCGAGATCTACGCGGACCGGGCCGGCGGCACCGTCGCCGACTGGCGCGAACCGATGCAGGCCACGACCTGGTACACCTCGGCGGCCGCCGTTGAGTCCGGCCTGGCCGACACCATTACCGGCGCCGGCGACGACGACGGCGACGAGGACGCCGGCGGGCCTTCCGACCGGGCAACTCAGCTACTGCGGGCCCGCGCCCGCGTCACCCTAGGGATGAGCACATGAGGACCATCGAGGACATCCAGGCGGACATGCAGGCGATCATGGACGCCGCCGTCGACACCAAGGGCAAGGAACGCAACTTCACACCCGACGAACTCAAGGCGTATGCAGCGCTCGAGGACGAACTTTCGGCCACCAACGCCTCATCGCAGCTGCGGGCCCGCAACAACGCCTACAACACGCCCGTCAACGCCCCGTACGTCGATACCTCGAGCCGCGTCGACGACGGCCTGGAAAAGGCATACGACGCGTACCTCCGCACTGGGATGCCCAACGCGGACATCACCGGCCTGCGCGTCTCCAACGCCCAGGGCGAGGGCACCGGCGCCGCCGGCGGGTACATGGTCCCGCCTGGCTTCCGACAGAAGATCGTCGAGCGCATGGTGGCATTCGGCGGCTTCGCTGCCGAAGCCGACACGTTCAATACGTCGACGGGCAACAACATCGAGTACCCGACCCTGGACGACACCGCGAACACCGGCGACATCACCGCCGAATCCGCGGCCGTCGCCGACGGCGACGACCTGGAATTCGGCGACGTCAAGCTGGGCGCCTACAAGTACACGTCCGCCGGCGCCGGCTCTAACCTGCCGTTGCGCGTCCCCGTCGAGCTGTTGCAGGATTCCGCGTTCGACGTCCAGGCCCTCGTCTCGCGTGCGCTCGGTACCCGTATCGCCAGGGCCCAGGCCCCGCACTGGGTGACCGGCACGGGTGTCGGCCAGCCGAAGGGCATCATGGCCGCGTCCCTGACCGCAGACCGCAACCTGGACACCGACGACACGCCCGATTATGAGGACCTGGTCGAGTTCCAGGACCTCCTGGACGAGGCATACGAGCCCAACGCGAAATGGCTCATGAACAAGTCGACGTGGACGGCGCTCCGCCTGATCGTCGACACGGCCGGCCGCCCGATTATCCAGTCCGCTCAGGAGGGCATCGCCGAGAAGCCGCGGCGCCTGCTCCTGGGATCCCAGGTCATCCTGGACCCCGCGGTGCCGGCGATCTCCTCGACCGCGGACACGTTCATCGCCGCATACGGCGACTTCCGAGAGTCCTACGTGATCCGGCGCGTCGCCTCGCTGACGATCGTCGTCAACCCGTACACCCGCGCCTCCAATGGCGAGGTGGAATACACGGCCTGGGAACGCGCGGACGGCAACATTCAGAACCGCAACTCCTACGTCATCCTGCAGAACGCCTCCGCGGCGTAGAAGGCGAGCACACCATGGCAGACACGATCCGCTGGGACATGGCCGGCGCCGAGCTCCTGGGCTCGGCGAAGGTCACGATCTCCACCGCCACGACGACCTCGTTCGATTTCGGGACCCCGAACGACATCGACCTGTCGAACGCGGACAACTACGACCACGGCGACCGCGTCCTGGTCGTCCTGTCCGCCTCGACGGCCGGGACGACCGACAACCTGACCTGGGTGATCGAGGACGCCCCCGACTCGTCCGGTTCGATCGGGTCGACCGCGGCCGCGCAAGTCTCGTTCATTACCGGCGCGCTGGCCGAAGAGACCGGCGACGCGTTCACCGTGGCGGCCGTGCGCCTCAAGCCGGGCCGGCCGTGGTTGCGTGTGCGGGTCACCTCGGACGGCGCGACGGACACGTTCGTCACGCACTGCATGGTGCTCGCGGTCCCCTCGAACGTGTAGGGATCGGTCATGGCCTGGGCACCTGATTACGTGACGCTCCCGGAAGCACGCGAGTACGTCACGCGTCATTCCTCCACTGTGGACGACACGTTTCTGGCCCTGGACGTGACCGCGGCCTCGCGTGCCGTCGACCGGACCACCAACCGGCAATTCGGCGTCGTCGACGAGGTCGAAGAACGGTTCTATACGCCGTACTGGGACCGGCGCCGGTCCCGTTGGGTCGTCGACTTCGACGACCTGCAGACGACGACCGGATTCGATCCGCAGCTGCAAGACGTCGATGGCGTCGACATCGGGGCGATTGACGACTACGTGCTCGAGCCGCGCAACGCCGCTGCGAAGGGCCGGCCCTGGGAGCGCATGGTGATCCGGCCGTCGTCGACGTATGTCCCTACGGGACTGCGCGATCAGGCCGCGTTCACAGCATCGTGGGGCTGGACGGAAGTGCCCGATCCGGTCAAGGAAGCGACGTTGATGCAAGCCAGCCGGTTCACTGCCCGCCGCAACTCGCCGTACGGCATTGCCGGCTCGCCCGACGAGGGGTCGGAGATGCGGTTGCTGGCGCGGCTTGACCCTGACGTGGCCGTCGTCGTCGGCCCTTACCGGCGTTGGTGGGCCGCGGCATGATCCTCTCTGACGTGATGGACGACGTCGCCCGGCGGCTCGAGGCGATCAACGGCTTGCGGGCGTACGGGTTCCCGCCTGACAAGGTGTCGGTGCCGGCGGCCGTGGTCACCTATCCCGACTCCTACACCTACGACGGCACGTACCGGCGCGGCGCCGATCGCATGGCGTTGCAACTGGTGGCCGTCGTCGGCCGGGCCTCGGACCGGGCCTCACGTGACCTGCTCTCGGTCTACGTCGACGGCGACGGGCCCGAGAGTTTTAAACGGGTCCTCGAGTCGGGCGACTTGCCCGCCTACACCTCGTTTCACTCGCTGCGCGTGACCGGCGTCGAGTTCGACGTCGTCACCATCGCCGGCGTCGAATACGTCGCCGCGCTGTTCACTCTCGACATCCTAGGGAGCGGTGCCTTATGGCCTTCGCACACTCGAAAGACACGTACATCTCGCTGGGCGGCAACGACATCTCCGCTTTCTGCAACACCTCGAGCCTGGAACAGTCGGCGACCAGCCACGACGTCACCACGTACGGCAAGGACGCCAAGGTGAAACAGGGCGGCCTGCTCGACGGCAACTGTTCCCTGGGCGGCTGGTACGACAACACGGCCGCGGGCCCGCATGACGTCATCCGTCCCATGGTGGGCACCGTCGTCGAGCTCATCCGCCGGCCTGAGGGCACCGGTTCGGGCCTGCCCCAAGAGACGGTCGATGTCCTGGTGCAGAACTACGTCGAGACGTCGCCGATCGACGACATCATCCAATGGACGGCCGCCCTCGAGCTGTCAGACGACCTCGTCGAAGCCAACCAGTAAGGAGACGCCCCCATGGCCCTGAATACCAAATTCGCCACCTCGGTTACGGCGACGCTCACCGATGCCCTGGACCTGTCGACGGCGTCCGATCCGCTGGCCTATACCGCGCGCACGACGCTCACGTCCGGGACCGGAGCGAATCAGGCGGACATGCTCTGGCATGACCGCCGGACCCTCGCGGCCTCGGCGGACGAGGACCTGGACCTGGCCGGCGTCCTCGTCAACGGCCTGGGCGACACACAGACGTTCGCGCGGGTGAAGGGCATCCTCGTCGCGGCCTCGAGCGCGAACACCAACAACTGCAACGTCACCTCGGACGCCTCAGCGGGCGTCCCTGGACTGTTCCTGGCCCTGGGAGACGGCGTCGTCGTCCGGCCCGGCGGCCTGTTCCTATGGATCGCGCCGGACGCCACCGCGGCCGTGGTCACCGCCACCACCGGTGACCTGTTGAACGTCGCGAACTCGTCCGGATCGACCTCGGTCACCTACGACGTCGTCATCATCGGAGCGTCCGCATGACCGATATCGACGACGTCCCGCTGGCGATCGCCGACGAGCTCACGGCCAAGCGCGACCACGGCACCGCCTCAGGGTTCCCTGAGGACTTCGTGGTGATCGGCGAAGCCGACAGGCTTCGGAAGGTGCACGTGCGTGGCCTGTCGCGTCATGAGGTCATCCACGTTCAGGCGCAGAAGGGTGTCGCCGCGGTCGAGCAGATGACCGTGTCCCTGGGCATGATCGCCCCGAAGATGACGCCCGAGCAGGTCAAGGCGTGGCAGAAGTCCTCGACCGGGGACGAGATTGACCCGGTGACCGAACGCATCGGCCAGCTGTCCGGGATGCTCAAGGGCTCCCGGAAAGCGGCCATGAAGGAGATGCTTGCCGATCCCGGCGTCGAGTTTCGAGATGATGCTGGCGAAGGCCCTGTCGATGACGGTGGCGCGGATGCGCCAGGAGATGAGCAATAGCGAATACATGTACTGGCAGGCGTACTACGCCCGCAAGGCACAGCGCGAGCAGCTGGCGCAGCTGAGCGCGAAAGCGCCGGGCCGCCGGCGATAGAGAGGGGGACCCGTGGCCGAAGTGATCAAAATCGAGGGACTACGCGAGTTCCGGGCCGGCCTCAAACGCATGGATAAGGACCTGCCCAAGGGCATCCGCCTCGCTCTCAACTCCGTTGTGGACATCGTCGTCGACGACGCGCGGCCGCGGGTACCGCGCGTGACCGGCAAGGCCGCGAACTCGCTCAAATCACAGTCGACACAGTCGGCGGCCCGGATCAAAGCCGGCGGGTCCCGCGCGCCCTACTTCCCGTGGCTGGACTTCGGCGGCCGCACAGGACGTAACAAGTCGGTGGATCGGCCCTTCTACAAGAAGGGCCGGTACGTGTGGTTGTCGTTCGCTGACAAGCGCACCGAAGTCACGCACGCACTCGACGGCGCCCTGGCGGACGTGGCGCGCGGCGCCGGCCTGGACGTGACCCGTGGCTAACGAAGTCAAGCTGACTTTTGCCGGCGACGCCAAGCAGCTACAGAAGACGACGTCAGAGGTCGAAACCTCGGCGTCGCGTATGGCCTCGTCCGTCGACGGGTCCTCGTCGAAGATGCAAGCCGGCTTCGACAAACTCAACTCCGCGTCGGTGTTCCTGACCGAAGGTATCGGCCAGCTCGGCGACGCCGTAGGCGCCCTGCGCGACCTACAGAACGACTCGGCGATCCGCGCCGACCGGGCCGCGCGCGCACAGCTGGACGTCGCCCAGGCCGCCCAGGACCTCGACCAGGCCCTCGCCGACACCCGCCAGTCAACCCTGGACCTGGCCCAAGCACAGCGCGACTCCGTACAGGCCGGCCTGGACGTCGAGCAAGCCATGCTCGACGCCGAGCAGGCCCAAGCCGACTACAACGCCGCCGTCTCCGAGTTCGGCGCCGACTCGATCGAGGCCCGCCAGGCGCAGCTGGACCTGGCCCAGGCCGGCGAGGACGTACGGCAGGCGCAGCTGGACGCCTCCCAGGCGTCTGAGGACGCCTCCCAGGCCATGCTCGACCAGGAACAGGCGGCGCTGGACGCGACGGACGCGCAGATCGCGATGAACGAGACACAGCGCGACGCCGTCCCGCCCACGATGATCGAAGAGTGGGCTGACAAAGTCTCGGCCCTGTCGCCGCTCCTGTTCACCGCGATCGGGGCACTGCAGCTGTTCTCCGGTACCGCATTGTCGGCGAACGCGACGGCCGGCATCGTCAAGATCGGCCTGGCCGTCTGGGCCGGCGCGCAATGGCTCCTGAACGTGGCCATGAGCGCGAATCCGATCATCCTCATCATCACGGGCATCGTCGCACTGATCGCGATCATCATTCTGATTGCCACCAAAACCACATGGTTTCAGGACATTTGGGCAGGAATGGTGAAGGGCTGGAATGCGGGCGTCGCCTGGATGAAAGAAACCCTATCGGGTTGGTGGGAGCAACTGAAATCCCTGTTCGGGCGGGCGAAAGACACGATCACCGGCCTGCCAGGCAAGATCCGGTCCGCTTTCTCCGGTTTGTGGGGAATCATCACGTCGCCTTTCCGGTCCGCGTTCAACTTCATCTCCGACGCCTGGAACAACACCATTGGGTCACTGTCCTGGACGGTGCCGAACTGGGTGCCCGGCGTCGGCGGCAACTCCATCTCGGTCCCGAACCTTCCCAAGTTCCATGACGGCGGCACCGTCCCCGGCGCTCCCGGCTCCGAAATGCTCGCGATCCTCGAGGCCGGCGAGCAGATCACGCCCGCCGGCGCCGACACCCGAACCGTGATCGAAGTCCGATCGGGAGGGACGGCGTTCGATGACATGCTGGTCGAGACGCTGGCGCGCGCTATTCGCCGCCGTGGCGGCAACGTGCAACTCGTTCTGGGCGGTTGACGTGCCCGCCCATGACGTCGCGGTCGAGCTGTTCTATTCGAGCGCCTGGCACGACCACGCGGCCACCGACGAGGTGTACACCGGCGACGCGGACAACGGCGACGACATCAAGATCACGCACGGCGCCGGCGCCGAGTCCGGCGGCATCACGCCCGCCGCGGCAACGCTCGTGTTCCGCTCCTGGCGATTCAATCCCGACAACGTCTCCTCGGACCTGTACGGCCTGATAGGCCGCAACACACCGATCAGGATCACCGTCGACGGCGACGTCCGCTTCGACGGAGAGGTGTCCTCCTGGACGCCACGCCAGACCCTCGGCGGCGACGTCCAGGTACCCGACCGTTGGGTAGAAGTCGAAGCCGGCGGCGTCCTGCGCCGTCTCGAGGCCGGCACCGATCCGCTTCCCTCGTCCCTCAAGACCTTC